ATGACGCGCGAGTTTTTCGATTTCAAGGTAACCGCCTAATTGATGGATATTATGGAAAAAGATGAAAAAACAGACCCGGACGCGGACGATTTGATGTTTTCTGAGGATATCGGCGACCTTTTGGACACCTATGACCCGGATGCCCCGGGAGCCACCCCGGAGCAGATCATACATGCCCGGGCGATCCGCCGGCATGACCGCACCATCGCCCGGAGAGCCTGGGGAGAAAAGAAACTGGCCGGGATCCTGGGCGACCTCGAGCCGGGCATCACATATCACATCCTCTCGGGAGGCGACATTGATAGCCTCTCCTATCTGATGCATATCCTCCAGAGTCAGAACCTCGATTACTGCCTTTTCTCAACCTGGTGCATGGCGATGCCAGACATTCTACTCTTTGAAAAATGGCTGCAGGAGGGAAAGATCAAACGGCTCGACGCCTACGTCGGGGAAATTTTCATCAATTCCTATACGAGCCATTGGGTGAAATTATCCGAAGTTCTTAAACGGCACGGCGGCCGGATCTGTGTTTTCCGTAATCATGCGAAGATTTTCGCTGGCACCGGCCCTAAGTTTTCCTTCTCAATAGAAAGCAGCGCGAACATCAATACCAACCCACGGACAGAGAACACGTCGATCACCATATCAGATGAGATGTTTCGATTTTATAAAGAATTCTATGATGGCATCATATCCTTTGACCGCACCTTTGATGAATGGGAGAAGTGGACGGCATGAAAAATAAGATCAGCATCCAATACCTCCCGATCGGGCGCCTCCGTGTGAATCCAAACAACCCCCGCTTGATTAAAGACGCTGCATTTAAGCGCCTCGTGAAATCCCTGGCCGATTGCCCTTCCCTCTTCGATGCTCGGCCCTGCATATGCTCCGACCGGACAGGGGAGTTGATCATCCTCGGTGGAAACATGCGGTACCTCGCCGCAAGGGAATTGAATTATAAAGAAGTTCCGGTAATCACCATGAGGGGGCTCACCGAGGCCCAGGAGAAGGAAATTATAATCAAAGACAACGGCGCCTTCGGGGAATGGGACTTTGATATCCTGGCAAACTTATGGTCCGACCTTCCCCTGGAGGAATGGGGTATCAATATCCCAAGGGACCCGGCCCTGGACCTGGATGATGATCCCACAACCGAGGACGATTTTGACGCCGACGCAGAAGCCGAGAAGATTGAAACGCCGGTGACCAAACGAGGCGACATCTGGATTCTTGGGCGCCATCGCCTCTGCTGTGGGGATTCGACCTCCGAAGCCGACATAAAAAAACTCATGGGGGGGGGCAAGGCAGATATGGTCTGGACTGATCCCCCATATGGTGTGGACTACACCGAGAAGAACGACTTTCTGAATAAAAAGCGAACGGGCAGCTCCCACCGAAAAATTGCTGGGGACGACCTCCGGAAAGATGGTCTCAGGGGATTTCTTGAAAAAGCATTTATTGCCACCTCCAAAAATCTCCGCCCTGGAGGGTGTGTCTACGTAGCCCATGCCGACATAAATACATCACAATTCCGTAATGCTCTAAACACAGCCGGAATTAAAATCAGCCAAACAATCGTGTGGGTGAAGAACAGCGCCGTACTATCAAGGAACGACTATAACTGGCGCCACGAACCAATCCTATATGGATGGAAAGAGGGCGCCGGCCATTATTTTTGCATGGACTTTTCACAGACCACGGTGATCGATAACCAAGCGGACCCGTCGACCATGACTCAGGATGAGCTCCTCGCCGAAGTAAGGGAACTGCGAAGCCTCATCAATGAGACCGTTATTCGCGAAAACCGTCCAAAAGTAAACGACCTTCACCCTACCATGAAGCCAGTCAATCTTGTGGTTAGGATGATTCGAAACAGCACGGATCATACCAAAAACGAGATCGTCCTGGATCCTTTTGGAGGATCCGGGACCACCCTTATAGCGGCAGAGCAGATCCGCCGACGGGCATACCTCTGTGAATTGGACGAGAGATACTGCGACGTCATAAAGCTCCGATGGGAGAAATTCACCGGCCAACAGGGAGTGCTTGAATGAATCTCAAGCCGGCTCCAGTGAATGAATTGAATCACGGCAAAATGTATGGTGACATGGCGAAACGCGCAGAACTGGAACCCCGCAGCGATCTCAAACCGAGATGCCCAGCTACCCTGACGAAAGAGGAGCGGAAATCATGGAAATACTATGCGACCATCCTGAAGGCATATGGCCTGTTTTCAATAGCGAACGCGCCCCTGCTGGACATGCTCGCACGGCTGACGGCGGAGGCCCAGGAGTTCCATGCGAAAAGTAAGGGGCACTACATGGTAAAAGACCCGAACAACAAGGAAAAGTGGATCGTCAATCCATATTGGGGCGCCAGGCACCGAAATGAAGATAAGATCCGGGAGGCATTAAAAGAACTCGGCCTCTCCAGTTTGGGGATGGCCAGGATCGGGCAACTCGCAGTGAGGAAGAAAAAGGAATCAGATGGATTCTTTGAGGGATAAATATGCCATTTTGTATTGAAAAGGCCGAAAGAGTCAAACGGTTTATCGAATCATATTGCAGCTATTCAAAGGGCGAATGGGCAGGAAAGCCGTTCGTCCTCCTCCCATGGCAATGGAATGACATCGTGAAGCCTCTATTCGGCACCATAAACGATGATGGGGTAAGGCAATACAGGACATGCTATGTCGAAGTGGCCAAGAAAAATGGAAAGTCGGAAATGTGCGCAGCCCTCGGCCTTTACATGCTGACGAATGATGGCGAAGATGGCGCCGAGGTGTACCTTGCTGCTGCAGACCGGGAGCAGGCATCTATCGTCTATCAGGCGGCCGCAGCGATGGTTGGGCATAATCCGGACCTCTCGAAGCATATTAAGCGCCTTGATAGTAGAAAGCGGCTCATTTACCGCAAAAAAAATAGCTTCATGCAAGTCCTGTCCTCAGAAAGCTATACTAAACATGGGATTAGTCCGAGCGCCGTCATCATAGACGAAATCCATGCCCACCCGAACGATGAACTCTATACCGTCCTGACGGCAGGCACAGACTATGCCCGCCGGCAGCAGGTGGTCCTGATCATCACCACGGCGGGGATCTATGACAAGAATTCGATCTGGTGGAAGCTCCGGACCCGGGCGCAGCAAGTCAAAGCAGGGATTATCGAAGATCCGCGATTCCTTCCGGTCCTTTACCTGGCGGATCCAGAGAAGGACGATCCGGCAGATGAGGAGCTCTGGAAGCGCGTCAACCCGTCCCTGGGGCAAATCTTCACACTGGACAAGATCCGCCAGGACTATGAGGAGGCCAAAAATGACCCGGCCGACTTCCAGAACTTTCTCCGTTTCCGCCTCAATATCCCAATCAAAAGCCTTTCCCGTTGGATGCCTATGGACAAATGGGACGCCTGTAACGCCCAGCCGGATGCTGACGCCCTCAAAGGCCGTGTCTGCTATGGCGGTCTCGACCTCGCATCAAAGACAGACCTCGCGGCCTTTCTGCTGGTTTTCCCGCCCACAGATGAGGATGGCGCCTGGGATGTCATATCCCGCTTCTACTGCCCGGATGAGGGCATCTTGAAGAGGGCCAGGGTTGACAAGGTGCCGTATGACCAATGGGCGCGGCAAGGTTTCATCACGGCGACGCCCGGGAACGTCATTGATTACGACTGGATCAAAAAAGACATCTTTCAGGCAGCGAAAGACTATGACCTCCGGGAAATCGGATTCGACTCATGGAACGCCCAGGCGACGGCAACGGACATCATGAACGAGCTCAACCCGTCCGGAACGGAAGGCGGATTCCAGATGGTTGAAATGCGCCAGGGGCCAAAAACCTTCAACGAACCGATGAAGGATTTGCTGGTCAAAGTCATGACGAGGAAGATCCGGCACGGCGGCCACCCGGTCCTGAGATGGAACGCCGATAATCTCGTCGTCCGGAAGGATGCGAACGGGAACTTTGCGCCGGACAAAGGACGGGCTACCGAGAAAATTGACGGCATGGTTGCGCTTTTCATGGCATGGGGCAGGGCGATGGTGAAGCGCGGGGCGGATGAATCCGTGTACGAAAAAAGAGGAATACTCGTATTAAGCTAAGCCTATGAGGGGGGCGTATGGCGGAGGTCTCGAATCGGGAAATACTGAGGGCGATCATCCGGGGGCTGAAGTTCCTGGCCTCGCTGCTTGAGAAGGTGCTGAGGGGGGAGAAGGTATGAAGCGACAGCATCCGACTCAATAAACAAACCCTGCCTCCCCTAACGGGAACGCGAACCACAGGAACGCGAAAGCCTCCCTGAGAAATCGGGGAGGTTTTTTTTATGCGAAAGCTGGTCTTGGCGGATCGGGTTCTGACGCAGAGGGATTGTTTCATCATCGCGGAAATCGGGAGCAACCATCAGGGCGACCCGGACCTTTGCGAACAGATGATCATCGCGGCGGCACGGTGCGGCGTCGATGCGGTGAAGATGCAGAAGCGCGACAATCGCAAGATGTTCACTCCCGCGGCGCTGGATCGTCCCTACGACAACGGATTTTCCTACGGCAAGAGCTACGGAGAGCACCGGGTACATCTTGACTGGTTCGGGTGGGCGGAGTTCAAGCGATTCAAGGCGGTTGCGGAAAAGCACGGTGTTCTGTTCTTCGCCACGCCGTTCGAGGAGGCTTCCGCCGACTTCCTCCACTTCCTCGGCTGTAATCTCTGGAAAATCGCCTCATGCGACGTGACCAATCTTCCACTCGTTGAGAAGGTCGCCCGCTTCGGCGATCCGGTCATCATCTCCACCGGCGGGGCGTCAATGGCCGACATCGACCGACTGGTTCGGATGATCGGCCCCATCACGTCGAATTATGCCCTACTCCATTGCGTCAGCACCTACCCAAACACGGACGAGAACGTGAACGTGAGCGCGATCACGACGCTCCGGGAAAACTACCCGCTTCAACTTGTCGGATTCAGCACGCACCATCCCGGAATGGTCCCGCTGATTATTGCCCGGACCATCGGCGCGGCGATCTTCGAAATCCATTTCACGATGAACCGGGGCAGCCGGGGAACGGATCACGGTTTCAGCTTCGAGCCAAAGGGACTGGCTCAGGCGGTGGAGGACATCAAACGGGTCAGAACGATGCTCGGAACGGGGCGGAAGGAACCGCTCGAATCAGAGAGGGCGGGATTCATCCGCAAGATGGGGAAATCCATTTACGCGGCGCGGCCCATACCGGCGGGGAAAGTCCTGGAGGCGGAGGACATGGAGGCTCGCTCCCCGGCGGATGGGCTCCCGCCGTACAGGATGGGCGATCTTCAGGGGCTGGTAGTCAAATACGCCAAAAAGGCGGGGCAAGTGTTCAGCGAATCGACATGAAAGGAGGGCGCATGGAAACAGCAATCTTGTCGGGCAGCAGGGGGAATCTGGGGCCGGTCTGGGCGGACACGCTGCGGGGCATGGGATATCAGCTCTGCACGTTGGACTATCCAGAGCAGGACGTGACGGTCGAGGCGCATCGGCAAGCGGTCGTGAGGGATTGCCTCGAAATATACGGGCCGCCGTCGGTGCTGATCAACAACGCCGGGGTGGATAACCCGCCGGGCTCCGGGGCGTCGTTTTTCGGGAACATGGAACGGATCATCAACGTGAACCTCGTCGGCGCGGCAGGGATGGCGGCGGCGGTGATTCCCTCCATGATCGCTTGTAGGAGGGGGCTGATCGTAAGCGTCGGCTCGATTCAGGGTTTCATCGGGGCTGACTACCGAAATTATGAAGGTGAGTTTGAAAAACCAATTTCCTACAACTTGAGCAAGGCCGGGCTGGTCCAGCTCTCCCGGTCGCTCGCGGTTCAGTATGGCCGATACGGCATCCGGGCCGTGACTATCGCCTTCGGCCCGTTCGACAACGGGAAATTTGATCCGGTGTTCAAGGAGAAGTTCCTGCGGAACGTACCGCTTGGGCGGATCGTATCAAGGGAATCGCTGGCGGCAACGCTGCGATACGTCATCGAATGCCCGGAACTGACCGGGACCGCGATCCTCGTGGATAGCGGATACACGGCCTGGTGAAAGGAGGGCTCATGGAGAACTTGACGCGGGAACAGATCACGGCAAAGGCGCAGGGAATCACGGAGGAAATCATGCAAGACCTCGTGACGTTCACGAAGGAAACCGGCTGCTACATCATGGCCATCGACGTTCAGACCGACGAGAAGCACATCGGGACGACCGGCCTTGCGAACGTCCGTCAGACGGTACAGGCGCATTTCTCGATACCGAAGGGACACCCGGCGCACCCGGAGGAGGCGGCCCATGCCACCAACCATTGACGCATTGATACCGGCCCGCTCCGGATCTAAGCGGATCGCAGGAAAGAACTTCCGGGAGATAGGAGGCCATCCCCTGTTGGCCTATGCGATTGTGGCGGCGAAACAGGCGGGGATATTCCGGCGGGTCATCGTCTCGATCGATTCCGTGCGGGGCGGGGATATCGCCACGAAGTACGGCGCGGAGACGCATTTCCGAAAGCCAGAGGCGGCAACCGACACGGCGACCGACTTTGACTGGGCGAGCGATTGCCTCGAAGCCGTGAACCCGCAGGCGGACTATTTCGCAATCCTCAGACCGACGGCCCCCTTTCGTCAGCCAATGACGATCCGGCTCGCATGGAGGACGATGCAGGCGCACCCCTACGCAACGGGATTGAAGGCGGTTTCCCCTGTAAGTGAGCATCCGGGAAAGATGTGGGTTGTCCGTGAGAATGCCTACATGGAACCGCTCATAAACTGGGCGACGAGAGACCTTCCGGCCTATGAACGACCGACGCAATCCCTTCCGCCCGTATGGGTCCAGAATGCCTCTCTCGATATCGCTTTGACGCGAAACCCGCTGATATGCCGGAACGTGCTGGGCGCGAAGATCATCCCGTTTTTCACGCGGGGATATGAAGGTTTTGACTTGAACGAACCGCTTGACTGGGTGATAGCGGAAAAACTGATCGAGACCGGCGCGGCGCAACTGCCGGAGATGGAGGGCTGATGAAACTCTACTACGTCCCGAAGGAAGAACTGGACAAGATCACGGATCAGGCCGTCATGCTGGATGCCTTGAGACTTAATTTAATTTTTATGGTTCAAACCGCAGGCTCCGGCCATCTGGGCGGCTCGCTGTCCTCCCTGACGATCATGGTTCCGCTGTTTTTCGGCGGCATGGGGCCGGATGATGCCTTTATCACGAGCAAGGGCCATGACGCGCCCGCCCTGTATGCCTGCTTACAGGCGAAGGGGATCATCTCGTTCGATACGATTCATACCTTGCGGCGTCCGGGCGGCCTTCCGGGGCATCCGACGGTGGACGTTCCGGGCGTGCTGTTCAATACCGGCTCTCTCGGAATGGGGATTTCAAAGGCGAATGGACTGGCGGCGGCGGACAGACTCGCGGGGTGGACACGGAGGATTCATGTCCTTGTCGGGGATGGGGAATTACAGGCCGGGCAGAACGACGAAGCCCGACGAAACCTTGACAAAAACGTGATAGTGCACGTTGACGGAAACTCTCGGCAACTTTCCCGTAATACACCATTGCCGTGGAGCAATGGTGATGTAGTTTACCATCCGACAATCAAAGGCTCCGGCGTTTCCTTCATGGAGGGAAACAATAAATACCACGCGGGGGCATTATCAGAAGGTGAGTATACGCGGGCGGTGCAGGAGATATGCGCGAGGATTCCCGGCGTCCGTCTGGAACAGGTCGAAAAGCGGCCCTACGTTCGCCCCTGTGAGGCTTTCGTGCTGGCGAAAGCATACCCCGCCATCCTCCGAGAAATCGGCGCTGACGAGCGCGTCGTGGTCATGGACGCCGACCTTGAACCAGACTGCGGCCTGACTGCCTTCAAGACGGCGTATCCGGGCCGATTCGTCCAATGCGGGATAGCCGAGCAGGATATGGTGAGCATGGCGACGGGGCTCGCCGCCGGCGGATCCATCCCGGTTGTGCATTCCTTCGCCGCTTTCCTCTGCCGCAGGGCGAACGAGCAGATCTACAACGCCTGCCTGGAGCGCCGCCACATCGTCTTTGTCGGGGCAATGGCCGGGATGCTCCCCGAGGGGCCGGGAACGTCGCACGAGTGCAAGGAGGATATCGCCCTAATGAAAACCATGCCGGGGATAACGGTCATGCAGCCACGCACGCCGGAGGAACTTTCCGCAACGATGAAATGGGCGGTCAATGAGGCCACGGGGCCGGTCTACGTATCAATCCGATGTTGGGAATTGGAGGGGGTGAGACGATGAAAGCGACGGACGAAGAAATAAGGCGGTCAGTCATAACATCGTCGGCGGTTGAGGGGATTAAAACTAACCTCTTGCCGTTCAAGATGCGAACTGAGACGAAGATGGAAAAGTATCGCCATGATACTTTTTGGACAAAGGAACCGGAATGTCTTGCCTGGATCAAGTCATTCTCTCCGCATGACATTTTTTTCGACATCGGCGCGAATGTGGGCGTCTACTCGCTGTTTGCCTCCTCGCTCTATCCCGAAATGACCATCTGGGCGTTTGAACCGATGCAAGCGAATTATGCGGCGCTCGTCAAGAATATCGAAATGAACCGCTATCACAATATCAAGGCATACCGGCAGGCAATCGGAAACCGCACCGGATGGGTCGATCTGGATCGCGGCGACGGCGCATGTGGGGAGTCCGGGGCGCAAGTCACGAACCGCGAAGGGCGAACGTGGATTGCGTCAATCGACAAACTGCGACCAACGCGCCCAGATCAAGTCAAGATCGACATCGACGGGCAGGAGCTTGAAGTCGTGAAGGGGATGAAGCGGACCTTGCCCCATATCAAGTCCTGCCTGATCGAGGTGTCGGAGGCCAGCAAGGGGGCGATTATGTGTATCATGACCACCGCGGGATTCACAACCGACAACCGATTCAACAGCATGACGCCCCACAGCCGGGAGCGACGGGCAAAGGAAGGGATCGACGCCGAAAATATCGTGTTTACGAGGTGAGCATGACATCGACAATAATCTGGACGATCCCTGACAAAGAGCTGCTCAGGGCTGACGAGGTGGCCGAAATCTTCCGCGTGAAGCCGAAAACCGTCTACGCATGGCATGACATCGGCAAACTTCCCGGCGTCAAGATGGGGGACAAGTGCCTTCGTTTCCGGCGAGCCGTCATCATCGAAATCATATCAAAAGACTCCACCGCGTAATAAACCGTAACGATAGTTCCGTTTCTTCCCGTTTGTTCCGTGCGAAATCCGCATAAACCCGTAGTCTGCAGCCATGGGAAAGATCCGTGACCGCATGACGAGGTGGGCAATCGGCCAGCTTCGGGGCGCTCTTGGCTCAGAAGGATTTCTTAAAGTCATTTCCGACCGCCTATCCGCCGCAAGCGGGGAGGTCGTGACAGCCGAAACCGCGCTGACGGTATCCGCCGTTTATGCGTGTGTCCGCGTCCTGTCTGAAACCGTCGCCTCCCTCCCGCTGTTCATCTACAAGGCCCGCCCCGACGGCGGCAAGGATGCACTCCGCAAACATTCCCTATGGGATCTTCTCCACGACAAGCCGAATCAGGACCAAACCGCCTACGAGTTCTTCGAGCAGAGCCTTGCCCACTTGAACCTCCGGGGGAATTTCTTCGCCCAGAAGGTGCGGGAAGCATCCGGCGCGGTGACTGAGCTGATACCCCTCATGCCCGACGGGATGAAGATCGAACGCAGCGCAAGCGGCTCCCTGGTCTACAAATACATGAACCCGGCGACCGGGGTAGAGAAGCCGTATCCGCAGGATCAGATATGGCACGTCAAGGGGATGTCTCTTGACGGGATTGTCGGCCTATCCCCCATCACGCAGGCGCGCGAGGCCATCGGAATATCCATGGCCGCCGACAAGTACGGCGCGAGGTTCTTCCGCAACAACGCGCGGCCTTCCGGCTATATCAAGCATCCCGGCCAGCTCAAGGAAACCGGCCTCGAACATCTGCGGGCGTCCCTCAATTCGGCATTCGGCGGGGAAAATATCCATAGCATCGGCATTTTCGAGGAGGGGATGGAATATCATCAAATTTCCCTCACCAACGAGGATGCTCAGTATTTGCAATCTCGTCAATTCCAGATTGAGGAAATCGCCCGGATCTTCCGCGTCCCCTGCGTCCTGATCGGACATCCCGACAACACATCCACATACGCCAGCGCGGAGCAGTTTTTCCTCTCGTTCGTCGTTCATACCATCCGGCCATGGGTCACGCGGATTGAGAAGTCAATCAACGTGCATCTGATCACGGAAGCGGACCGCAAGCGGGGGATCTTCGCGGAATTCAAACTTGACGGGCTCCTGCGGGGCGATACGGCGGCGCGTTATGCGGCCTACGCAATCGCCATTGCGAACCGCATCATGAACGCAAACGAGGTGCGGGCCCTTGAAAACATGAACCCGTATCCGGGCGGGGAAGTTTACGAAAACCCAAACACCAAACCAGCCAACGCGGGGGTGAATGAAGATGAATCTTGAAAGGCGAACTTACGACATCGACGGCTACAAGATCGAACTCAGGACGGACGGACGGCCAATGATCAAAGGCCATGCCGCCGTGTTCAATCAGGTATCGGATCGCGGCGGATGGTTTCTCGAAAAGATCGCGCCGGGGGCCTTCGCCGATTCCCTGAAAGCCGATGATGTGCGGGCGACCTTCAACCATGACCCGAACATCGTTCTTGGCCGGAACAAGGCCGGGACGCTCCGGCTGTCGGAGGACACGAAAGGGCTGTTTGCCGAAATCGACCCGCCGGAAACGCAACAGGCGAAAGACCTACTTATTTCAATCGAACGCGGGGACATCTCCCAAATGAGCTTTGCCTTCGAGACGCTTGGCGAGACTTGGGAGGGCGAGCAGGAGCCGCGGCTAAGAACCCTCACGAAAGTCAGGCTCTATGATGTCTCTGCGGTGACATATCCGTTTTACGAGGGGACGGACGTAGCTGTCCGTTCGTATGACAACTGGCGCGCCGCGCAGGAACCCGGAACCCCGGAGCATCCCTGGCGGCGCGAACTGTTACGCCGACGGATCAGAATCTTTGACATGGCCGTCGGTAAATTTTCTCAAGGAGGATAACATTATGAACCGACTGGAAAAACTGCGTTCTCAGTACGCAGAAATCATCGAGAAGATGCGCTCGTTACTCAACAAGGCGGACGAGGAAAAGCGCGATCTGACCGACGATGAAACACGCGCCTATGAGCAGTTCGAGGCGGACTCGGACAAGATCAAGGGACAGGTCGCCAAAGAGGAAAGGCTCTCTGCGGCGGAACTGGAAATGAGGCGGCGCATTGATGACCCGCTCCGGCCTCCGGTAACGAACGCACCGACGGAAAAGAAAGAGTTCAAGAATCTGGGCGAGTTCCTCTATGCCGTTCGGTTCACCCCGAGCGACGCCCGCCTGGTAGAACTCCGGGAACAGCAGATGGTAGTCGGGGAATCTGGCGGGTTCGCTGTTCCGCCCGCCTTTATTCCGACCCTGCTCCAGGTCACTCCTCAGGATGCGATCTGGCGGCCTCGCTGTACCGTCATTCCGGCGGGCGAGTCACCCGATACCGATTTGACCATGCCCGCGCTCGATCAGGGCTCCGGGTCGAATATGTACGGCGGCGTGGCGGTCTATGCGACGGCAGAGGGTGTGACCCTGACCGAGACCGACACAAAGCTGCGGGAAGTCAAGTTGCAGCCTCACGAGACCGGGGCCTTCGTCACCGTCACCGACAAGCTGCTTAGGAACTGGTCCGCGTGCTCGTCTCTGATTCAGACCCTGCTTCGGCGCGCTCTGATTGCATGGGAGGACACGAAGATCCTAACCGGGACCGGCGCAAGCGAGCCGACCGGCATCATCAACGCGCCGTGCAAAATCGGCTATACCCGCGCCACGGCCTCACAGATCGCCTTCGCGGACATCATCGGGATGTATGCCCGCTTGAAGTTCGGCGGGTCGCCGATCTGGGTCGGATCGCAGACGATCCTTCCCCAAATCCTTGTCCTGCAGGATGCAAGTTCCCGGTACATCTTCCAGCCCGACGCGCGAGTAAACGTGGCCGGGACTCTCCTGGGCATGCCGCTCCTGCTTGCGGATCGCGCTCCTGCTCTCGGTTCGGAAGGCGACATTGGTCTTTACGATCCGGCCTACTACCTCTTGAAGGACGGGGCCGGGATCTCAATCGCGCTTTCGAGCGACTTCCTGTTCACCAGTAATAAGACGGTTTTCAAGTGCCTGTTCTCGGTGGACGGTAAGCCGTGGCTCAACGCACCGATTCCCCTGGAAGGTTCTTCCAGCAACACAATCAGCCCGTTTGTCGTGTTGAAGTAACGCGAGAACGGAAAGGAGGATGAAAATATGAACGGATTATTCTCGGAAAAAATCAAGGTTGACGTGGCGCACGTCGGGGCAAACAGCTCCGCTGCGGTTTCGCGCTACTTCTCCATGAACGGCTACGACAAGGCGGCCATCATCGTCGGCGAGGGGGCTTTCCTCTCCACCGTCGCGCAGCCCTACCGTATCCATGTCGTTCCGGTTGAATCGGACACCGTCGCCGTCACCACGGCATCGGCGAACCTGGTCGGATCTTCGATCACGATGGGGGTTTCGACCGTCGGGACTCTGAGCGGCGTGCGGGAGTTCTCTATCCAGGTCCACGCAACGGCGGCACTGGCCACTGTTCCCACGGTGGTTATCAACGACCAGACCCTGACCGGATCTTCGGTCGCCTCCGGGACGGCGCTGACCTTCCTGGGGTCCACGACCGTCGTCGACGGAAAGGCGATGGGGCTGTCCCTCGCTACCCTGATCCGGGACCGTTGCACGGAGCTTGACACAACCTGGTCAACCGTCATGGCGACGGCAGCCGAGGGGGTGAAGATCCATTGCGCGATGAAGGACTACGGCAGCGGCGGCGGGAATCAGCTCGCCACTTGCGTCACGACCTACGCGTCGAGCGCCATGGCCGCAACAAACTGCATCATGGCTTACGGGCGCAACTCCCAGGGCATGATCGACTTCAACGCGGCGGATCTGAAAAGCACCAACAGTTCTGCGGCGGGATTCCGGGTGGTTGTTACGACCACGGCGGCGGCGGCTTCGGCAATGCCGATTGCAGCCATCGTTGTCAGGGAGCCTTCCGCTTTCGTGCCGGCGGACAAGGGGTTCCAGAGCCTGAGCACGCTGCACGCAACCTAACGCGATAACCGGAGGGGCGGGTCACAACGGCCCGCCCTGCCATTAACCTAAACATGGAGGAAGGCAAATGAGCACAGGAATGGTTGGAGTCTGTTCGGAACCGATAACGGGGGGAGGCAAGGCGTCGCCGATTCAGGCGGGATGCAAAAAGGTTGCTATCGTTGGATGCGCTGAAACGAAAAGCCAGGCCCCGTTTGGGGATCAATCGTGGGAGATCTGGGGAGTCAACAACCTCTATCTTCATATACCACGGTGGACGCGGTGGTTCGAGATTCACAGCGTCATGTTCGACGAGATCAAAAAGAAGTGGTTTCGGCGGATGAACCCGGACCTCAAAAAAGGCACCTATGAATGGTCCGACAACTTCCGGGGCCAGCCGGTGGGCGACTACATAGCGGGCCTCGCAAAGATGGATTGTCCCGTCTACATGCAGAGACATTGGGACGCCGTTCCCGGGTCGAAACCCTACCCACTGAAAGAGGTTCTTGAACGCTTCCCCCGCCAGTATTTCACGAACACGATTTCATGGATGCTCGCCCTTGCGATCTGCGAGGGATTTCAGGAGATCAATGTCTACGGGGTAGATATGGCTGTGGGTAGCGAGTACCACCACCAGCGCCCCTCCTGCGAATACTTCTTGGGAATCGCCGAAGGCATGGGCCTCAAGGTGTTCATCCCCGACGAAGCGGACCTACTGAAAACCCGCTTCCTTTACGGCTTCGGGGAGTCGGAAAAGAGCAAGTGGGACAAGAAGATTCAGGGCATGATTGCATCCATGGAGCAGCGGAAGGCTACGGCGGAGGGGCAGTATAAGCACGCTGAGACGCAGATCAATCAGTACGTCGGCGCGCTCATGGCCGTCAAAGAAGTCAACAAGATATGGGACTGAGCCATGAAACTACGATTCCTTAAAGACGCCGTGAATCAGGAAACGGGCCGCCGGGTAACGGCGGGGGAAGTGGTCGAAGTCGGCGAGATGGAGGGCGGGCGACATCTTGCCGAGGGTAGCGCGGTCCCGGTATCAGACCGCGTGATTGAGCGGGCAGTATCGCAACCGCCGGAGCGGAGGGTGGTCCGGCCAGGGAGAAAGAGATGAGCAAACAACACTACAAAGCGACCGGAAGCAGCGTCATAGATGTCACGCTCAACACGAGCATCGGCCTTGATTACAACATCTATGAGGTCAGACTCCACCTGGGGTCCAGCGCGACGGGGGCCGAACCCTTAAGCCTGAGCATCTTGTCGAGCGGGAGCACGTCGTCGCCGTTTAACTGCGTGATTGAATCGACGGCGATCACCAACAAGGCGGACTTCTATTTTCAGCCCTCCATCCCGCAGCATTTGAAGCACAACGACAAGTTTCGATGCGCCTGGCTGAATGACGCGTCCTCATACAAGACCTGGGGCCTGGAAATCGTCTGGGACTATTTTTGATAGGGGGCGACAATGATATTCCGTTGCACGGCCACAGAGAGCACGGAGCCCGTCACCCTTGCGGAAGAAAAGGTCTGGATCAGGCACGGGCTTTCGTCCTCAGATACGTCCGAGGACTCCATGATCAGCGCCATGATATCGGGCGCGAGGGAGAGCGCGGAGGAACGCTGCAAGCGATCCTTTGTCAACCATACCTATTCGCTCGTTCTTGACGGTTTCCCCGGATCAACCGAACCGATCAAGCTGCCGCGCCCGCCGATATCATCCAGCGCAACGGATTTGACGATCACCTACTACAACACGACCGACGGCTTGACAACGACCATCCCGACAACCGCGCTCACGGTCGATCATCTATCCGAACCGGGAAAGGTCGCCCCATCCTACGGGAACGAATGGCCGACGGATGCAATCGACCGCCCGGACGCGATCACAATCACCTACAAGGCCGGAAATAACACAGCCTGCCCGCAGCCTGTCCGCACATGGATTGCCCTCCGTGCCGCCGGGTATTACGCCCAGCGTGAGGCGTTTGTCGCGGGAACAATGCTGACGCCGATGTCGCGTGATTTCGTTGACGGCCTGCTCGATCCGTTCCGTGTGTTGGAGGTTTCTCAATGATCAACGCCGGGGAACTTCGGCACAAGATCACGATCCAGAGCGCGACGAACACGACCGATGCATATGGGTCCGTTGCATCTTGGTCTGATTTTCTCTCGAATCGACCGGCGGCGATCCTGCCGTCTGCGGTTGGGCGGGATGTGCTCAGGACGGCGGAAGGGAACATAAACGCGATCAAGTTCAGGATGCGCTATTACGCCGGGGTGCTGCCGGACATGCGGATCGTTCACAACAGCCAGAATTACCGGATCACGCAGGTGGAGAACGTCCGCAACATGAACGTGGAGCTTCTAATCACGGCGGAAACGGCGGGAACGTAAGCTCATGGTAGAAAAAAAGATCATAGCGCACTTCTCGACTTCGACCGTGATCACGACAAAGACAACACGGATTTACCCGGAGTTCGTCCCGGAGGCTGCCGCCTTCCCAGCCTTGTGCTACAGCCGGGTAAGCGGATTCCGGGTAAACTATTTATCGGGCTATTCGGGCGAGGAGAACCCTCGCATTCAGATAGATTGTTGGGCGACCTCATACGCGGCCGCGAAGGACTTGTCAACGGCGGTTCATAGCGCGATGGAGGCGGCGACGAATTTTAAGGCGCTGCTCATAAGCGACATGGACCTGTCAGAGCAAGAGCTTGGTTTATACCGGATCAGCATGGATTTCTCGTGCTGGTCCAAGTCAACTTAAAGGAGGAAATGAACAATGCCTATCGAAAGTCAAGGAATCGGGCTTTTCTGGTCCACGACCACATCCCTTTCCACGGCGTCCCAATGCGCCATTGGAGGGGTCCAGTCGTTCAGCGGGCCGAGCGGGTCAGCGGGCGTGATTGATGTCACGTCGCTTGACAGCACGGCGAAGGAGAAAATGATGGGATTGCGCGACGAGGGGCAGCTCAGTTTCGAGGTCAATCTGCTTACCTCTTCGTCCGGCCAGAACCATTTGAGGGCCGATCGGGCGTCGCGGTCTAAGCGGCGATTCACAATCGACCTTCATGACGATTCAACCACGAAAATCAACGGTGAGGCTTACTGCACCGGCTTCTCGATTTCCGGTGGCGTGGACAACGTCGTCAAGGGTTCGATCTCGCTCGAAATCACAGGGCCGGTCCTCTACACGACGGCTTAAAGGAGGATTGAATCATGCCTATTGAAAGTCAAGGGATAGGAATCTTGCGGGCGGCGACCGAGGCGACGTGCATCGCCAACATCGACAACACGTCGCTTGCCGTTGTGGCGACCGGGATCACGATGACAACCGGCGGCGTCGGTGCGGATTTCGCTTCGTCGTCCTTCTCAACCGGGATGCGGGTGATCATATCCGGCGGTGCGCAGAACGTGGCGCGTATTTACACAATCAAGAGCATTTCCGCCGAGGGATCGGTCATCGGATTCTACGAGACCGCCACGGCGGAGGACGCAACCGGCCTGACCGTTCAGGGAATCAAGATGGAGAAGATCGGCTCGGTGATTTCCTTTTCCGGGCCTTCCGGGTCCGCCGGGGTGATCGATGTCACCACGATGGATTCGACGGCGAAGGAGAAGATGATCGGGCTGCAGGACGAGGGACAGGTTTCAATGGAATGCCTGTTGTCCTCTTCGGCAACGGATATGCACTCGAAGCTCCGGGACGACCGCGCAAACCGCCGCAAGGGGATCTTCGCAATTCAGATGACCGACGGCAGCACGCCGGACGGCTATCCGACGAAGGTGGATTTTGACGCCTACGTGACGGGGTTCGCCCTGTCCGGCGGTGTCGATAACGTAGTCAAGGCCAGCATATCCATGGAGCTGACAAGCGCGTGCAAGTGGCGCGAGGGAGTATCAACCTAATTGAAAAGGGAGGCTAAGGTTATGGAAAAAAAGAAGAGTCTGACGAAAGAGCAGATCATCGGGTTTGACGATCTGAAATCCGAGGTCGTTGACGTGCCGGAGTGGGGCGGAAGCGTCACGATCCGGCGGATGACCGGGGGAGAGCGGGACGCCTACGAGGCGGACGTTTTCGAGACAAAGGGCGGGACCGTCACGATGAAGCGGGATAACTTCCGGGCGAAGCTCGTCGCCCGCTGCCTCGTCGATGACAACGGCGAGCGGATGTTCAGCGACGGGGAGATTGCCGTGCTGGCCAAGAAGTCCGCCGCCGCTCTGGACAAGTGCTTCGCCGCCGCACAGCGGATAAACGGCATGACTGCGGTGGAGCAGGAGAAGATCGAAAAAAACTTAGACATCGTGGGATAAGGTTTTTCTTGTTCAGCCTCGCCCACGAATTGCACATGACGGTGCGGCAGTTGGAGCGGAACATCGACTCGTACGAATTGCAGGAATGGGCCGCGTTTTTCAAGGTCACGCGAGGGAAGGACAAGGGGCCGGTGGAATCGGATCAGTTGAAGGATCAGCTTAAATCGGCGTTCTCCGGGGCAAAGGCGAAGGCGCGGCGGGTGAAGAGGCGGTAGGTGAGAGCAAAAATCACGCTGAAAGACTGGGCTCCGGCAGTCATCACGGCAGAGATCGAGAACAAGGCGATGGACGGCCTTGAAAGGGCCGGTGAGCGGATAGCGTCAATGGCTCGCGGTCTCGTCCCGGTAGACACGGGGGCATTGAAAGGGAGCATCCGCGTTCGGCGTTTAGCCGGTGATCCGTTCTTGAACGTCCGGGTGTACGCGGGCAGCAGGGAAAAGGGCGGGGCCTTCTACGCACACATGGTCGAATACGGGACCGTGAAGATGGGCAAAAAGCCCTTCCTTCGCCCCGCGCTTGACTCGGTGAAGGGCAACGTAATCAGCACCATTGAGGGCGGATAATGGCATCGAAGCTCGGATCAATCTACGTTGAATTATCCCTTGACGATAAGGTCTACAAGCAAAAGCTCGCCGCAATGCCCGCCGACGCACAGGCCACCACGAAGGGGCTTGAAACCTCATGGCGGTCCCTCGGTGTCAAAACCAACCAGTATTTCGAGGACAGCCGCAAGGCCGCAGAGAATGCTTACAAGCTCATCGAAAAGTCTGGCAAGTATTCAGCGGATGAAATCGCCCGCGCAGAGAAGGCCAAAAATGACAAGATAAATCAGTATAACGAGCAGCAGTTCGGAAAGACTGAGGGTCTTTTAACCAAGCTCAAAAACAACTGGGTTGTCGCCGCCGCGTCCATCACGGCAGCTTACATGGCCGCGCAGAAAGCATGGAACCTTGCGGATCAGGCGGCTAAATATGAGCAGTCCGCGGTGGCTTTTCATACGATGGCGACCTCGATGGGCAAGGATGCGACCACGGAGTTCAACAAGATCCGGGAAGCGTCAAAGGGCCTCATTGACGAGAAGTCACTGACCGAGGCTACCAACAAGGCCCTATCCCTGGGCATCCCCCTGGAAAGCATCGCGGCCCTGATGGAGATCGCTCAGGCCAAGTCTCGAGACATGGGAACCACGACGCAACAGGCATTCTCGGATATTGCAACAGGCGTCGGGCGGGCCTCCCCGCTGATCCTCGACAACCTCGGCCTCGTGATGAAGGTCGGCAGCGCGAATGAACAGCTCGCCGCAAAGCTCGGGAAATCCACCGAAGAGCTAACAGATCAAGAAAAGAAAACCGCAATCCTCAACGCTACTCTCGAAGCCGGGAAAGAGGCCGTCGCCCGATACAATCTTGAACAGCTCACAACGGCAGAGAGGATGCAATCGCTATCTGCGACCGTAACAAATGTCCAACTGTTAATTGGCCAAGGTCTAATCCGGGCTTTTGCGGGCGCACAGGGGGCAATGCAGACCCTTGCCTCCGGGGCGCTTGTGGCCGTCGCGGGGTTTTATAAGCTCCAGCAAGCCTCTATGACCGTCGCGTCATGGACGAGCTTTGGGGACGCCGCCAAGCGATACGCAGCGGCGGCGAAGGAAGCCGGGGACAATTCAGCGGCGGCAATGGGCGCGAGCGAAGAGCTGGCGGGGAAAGCAGCAGCGAGTTTTGCCGCAATGACTGCGAGTACAACGGACCTCGCAAACGCCACCACGACCGGGGCGAAGGCGACAACCCGATACAGCGAAGCTCTCGGCAATTCTGGCAAGGCAGCGACGGAGGCCGCGAAGGCCGCCAAGAAAGCCGCTGAAGAGCGGATGAAGTGGGAAGAGAACGCCTATAAAAAGGAAATGGAACTCTTCGCCAAGACCGAAGAGGAAAACGCAAAGTATCTCGCCCAGATGGCGAAGGACGCCGAAGATGCCGCGAAAGCCGAAATCAAGTCTTGGCAGAAAGCAGCCGATGTCGCCATTGATTTGATGAAGGACGAAGGCGACGCGGGGGCAAAGCTGACAAAGGAAACCCTTGAGCGCATGGACAAGGAAGAGAAAGCCGCTCTCGACCTTGCCGACAAGCGATCAACCGCCATGCGCGCCATGTATAAAGACCTCGATGGCTACGAGGGGCAGTATTACACCTCCATGAAGGAGATGATCGAGAAGCAGCGGCAAGACTACGAAAAGCTGACCGGTGATAAGGTAGCCTCCGAGCGGTGGGCGACGAACCAACTGAAACTCCTGGACATCGAAAAGGGCAAGTCAAGCGATTCTTTTGTTGCGGGCGTAAAGGCCGGGTTCGAGGAAATGAAAACGAAGGCCTATACCTTCGGACAGGCCGGTTATGAGATATTCAACACCTTCCAGAAGTCCTCTTCCGACGCGATTTCTGACGGCCTGTTCTCGATGATAAAGACCGGGACCGCCGATCTTAAGACCATCTGGGATACGTGGTCAAGCAGCATCCTGAAAAAATTCACCGACGCCACCGGGGAGATGGTCACTCAATGGATCATCGACAAGGCCAAGATCGCACTTGCGGCGGGTAGCCCGATCACTATGGTGTTCCAAGCCCTTTGGGACGCAGGGTCGGCACTCGTCATCGCCGCTATCGAAGGCTTCAAAAAGATCTGGAACAACTGGTACGAGGGCGGGCTCATCCCCGGATATGCTTACGGGCGGGTGCCCGGCCAGGCCTCCGTGACCGGCGACTCTCCCCGGAACGACACACACCTGGCGTGGGTTTCCCCCGGCGAGTTCATCATGCCCCGGTCGGCTGTGAACGGTGAAACCCTTCCCCTACTCGAACATCTGCGAAAGAACAAGGGGATTCGCGGGTATGCGGAGGGCGGGCCCGTTGACTACCTTCCCGGCCTTGCGTGGCGTGCGGGATTCGGCTTCTATGACGAAGATGAGCCGTGGGAGGACCTGAAGCAGAAATACAAGGACCTGTTCCACGAGGCCGATCTTACCTACTACAACGGCAAATGGGGGCAGATTCCGTGGAATGCGATCATCGAGGACGGCGGGTCTTACCGGGCGACGCGGTTCGACGAGGTTTCAAACCCGATCCAGCACACCGGAGGCGCGATCAACGACAAGTATAATTATAACCTCATGGCCGCACAGCCGGGTGCGGGGTTGAACAACGCCGACTGGGAATATTTGATGAACTGGTACGGGTCGGCCCTCCACTTATTCCAGACTACCTCCCCGGAGGACACGAACGTCGATTTCCTACACTATTCGGCGGCACTGGGCTCCGTCGATCCTAACGTCATCTGGCGCGAGCCGATGGACAATGACCAGATCAGGACGTTCTTTCGCGACGGCACAAACTATGTCGGCAGCACCGATCCGAGCAACTTCCTCGACAAGTTCATGCCGGGGATCATCGGCGCGATCAGCGCAGTCATGGCGGCCTATATTGGGTGGGTTGCGGCGGCGTATATCGCTGCTGCCGGGTCGATAGGTGTCGGCGGTGTTACAGGCGGTGCCATCATGGATTCAGGCGTCGCGGCAGGAACCATCGGCGGTCTATCAGCAGCGAATCTCGGAGCGGCGGCTGGCGGTGGGTTGTTCAACGCCTTCATGACTTATGGAGAAACCGGGAATCTCACGGCAACCGCCATCGGCGGATTGATGGGCGCACTCGCCGGATACGTCACCGGAGCGTCCGGGTTGTTCAATGCGGTAGGAGGCGAGGCGGCGGCTCAGGTCGTAAGGTTCGGAGCCAAAAAGGTCCTGGGCATGATCCTGGGCGATGTGTTCGGCGCGCAGTCCGGCGGCGGGGCTAATCTGAGTTGGGACGCTTCTGGCGGCAGCGGCTTGAGCGGCATTCTGGAAGGCATACAGGATATCGCCCCGAAAACGATGTCCGTGCCTCTTTCCTCCGGCCTCGACTATGTTCCCTACGACAACTTCCCGGCGCGGCTCCATAAGGGCGAACGGGTGCTGACAAAAGAGGAGAACAGGGACCTGTCCGGAGGAGCGCAGACCGGGGAGCTTGCGCCGGTGCTGGTCAACCTTGTCCTTGACGGCAAAGTCCTGGCCTCCACGCTCTACAAGCAAAGCAGGGCCGGAATCAAAATCATCCATGAAAGGGGGCTCGCTTACGCATAATGGAACTCATATTTAAAGACGACATTCTTGAGGGCTTGCAGTTTGCGGCGGTCCGGGAAGGCATAAAGGTTGAGACGTACTGCTACCGGGTGCTCTGCAACCTTGCCGCACCCGCGTACAAGGCGAAGCAGGAACGGGACAAGAAGCTCGTAGTGGAGATGCTCGACAAGGGCGAGATCAAGGCCGCCGACTGCATCGCGCTGAAGGCCGCTGAGAAGCCGGAAGAGCCTGTCATTGATGAACCGATTGTTGACGACCCCATTGTCGAAGATCCGATAGTTGATGACCCGATAATCAAGGACGGCGAGGTATAGCCATGCTGTTACTCTATAACAACCTTCTCGACACGGCGACGCTGACGGCTTCTTCCGAGGCGACGGGTTTCCCGGCGAACAATCTCAAAAACCCGTTTCGCTCGAAGTGCTGGAAAACGGCGGGGACGATCCCAGGGGTGGCCCAGCTTGTCGTTGATCACGGCTCAGCAAAGACCGTTGATGCCATTGCCTTGACCGGCTATGACTGGTCAACCGCTCCCGGAAAGCTGGTGGTCGAGTTCAACGATACCGACGCTTGGACAAATCCCGCTGCGACGGAAATTCTGACATGGGTTTCCCCGACGACGCCTGGAGGAAACAAGGGTTCAATCATCCAAAAACTTTCAGCAACGCGCACATACCGATACAATCGTTTACGGGTGGCGGCTGCCTCCAGTGTGGGGATGACCTATGCCGCTTCGGGTAGTTCGGGCATTTTGGTTCCGGATCACGGCGATATAGACTTCGGCACGGCCGACTTTTTTCTATATTGGGAGGGCAGCATACCCAATTACAAGCCATCTGCTGCGATGAGGCCTTTTACAAAATTTGAATCCGGCACAGGTCGCTGGTATTTGCAGTTAAACACGAGTGGTAAATGGTCGATGGTTATAGCAGATGACATTGGGACTATGGTTAATGCGAACATGACAGTCGTGCCAACATTAACTGATGGCGACACGGTAGGGTTATTATTTAGTGTCGTGCGGGAAACGGCTTCAGGGGAGGGAAGCGTAAGCTTATATATAAACGGGGCGTTATTCGATACAGTAGCGATTCCCGCAGGCACTCCCCCGACAGCTTCAGGCTCAGCCGCATTGAATATAATGGGCCGGGGAGATTCAGGGATACGATATGCCTCAACAACCGTCAAAGCGATAGTCGGTAACTGCGCCCCAACTGAGGCGGACGCTCTCGCTATTTATGGCGGTGAAATCCCATATGCTTTGCAGTACGGAAGCCAGACGGCTATCTATACCAGCAATTTCAGCGCAGGAGTGGATGGCTGGACAGCGGCCAACGGCACGGCAACCGGAAACATCGATACTATCGGCGGCGAGAATGATTGGATGAGTTTTACCGTCAATACCGCTAATTCCAGCCACGCAGCCATTAAGACGATTGGGACAGCATATAAGCGATACAGAATCAGTTTCAAATATTACCTTCCGTCTACTAACTCACACGTGGACGGGATAAAGTTGATGCTTTCAAGCGGTACTGCCGTGGGGACTGGCATACTGACGACTAAAGACGCGGCAACTGCGGTGTCCGTTGAGTGCACAATGGGGGTAACGGGATCCATTGGAATATATGGGTATGATGGCAGCGCCGTCTTTTTTGAAGACCCAGGGGGGGACGATTTATTTTACATCAAGGAAGTGGAAATAAAGGAGATAGGCGCAACCCTCGCCCTTGGGCCGGAAGGGATCACCGCGACGGATTGGCAGGACAGCTCATCGAATAACCTGGACGCAACCTATCCGGCGACGGGATATACAGTCAACGGCCTCGCTGATTGGAGCCTTGGCCGCCTATTTCTCGGGGAGTATTTCGAGCCGGAGCGGAATTATTCTTACGGCTATCAGGAAGCGATCACCGATCCATCCATCATTTCGCAGACCATCGGGGGGCAGAGGCACGCGGACGAACTGGAACACTACCGGACGTTTGAAGCATCCGGTCAACTCTTCTCTCAGGCGCAGTGGGTGTTGTTTCAGGAGATGATCAATACCGTAGGCATCCGGAAACCGTTATTCATCGCATTGGACTATGACGACGACTCGGAGGAGCGGACGCTCTACGGGCATTTCACGGGCCTGCCGTCGATCACGCGGGACGTTCCGAACCTCTGGTCTTATAGCTTCACGGTGGAGGAGGATCGCTGATGGGCGCGACTACGACCTTTGCCGAACTGATTGCCGCGCCGCTTAGCGAGAAAGTGTTTCTTGCCGAGCTGAAACTTGCGGAAGAGGCGACGGGGTTCACACTGGCATCCGGCAAGACCTACACCTATGAGAAAGCCTACCTCAACGAAACCGTGACGCTTGCCGACGGCTCCACCGAGACAGTCCGGAAGGCGGTTGTCGCCTGTGAGATAGACGGCACGGCGGCCACGGCAAAGGCCAGCATCGCGGAAGTGGAGGCGACCGCCGGTTCATACTGGCACGACACGGCCAACTCAAAGCTCTATATCCACGTTGCGGACAACAGCTCCCCGACAAACAACACCGTCATTGTATATTTCTGGGTCTATTTCGCAACGAAGGGCATCGTTCTGGACTCCCGGTATTATGAGCCCTATATCGCGGAGAACGGCATCCCGTCGCTCTCCCAGACATCGCAGCAAATCCATTGGGGTGCGTCGCAAATCAGCTCCGGGGAGATCGTCCTGATCAACAGCCGGGGGTTTTTCGACCAGATCGCGTCAAGGTGGATCTGGAACAACAAGGACGCGAAGATTTTGCTTGGCGGGGATGCGCTGGCCTACTCGGAATATACAACCATCTTCGCCGGTAAGATCATGGAGGCCGTGTTCACCCGGACCGAGTTCTCGCTTACGATCCAGTCCAGGGCCTTCGACCTGCTCCGGTCCCTGCCGATCAATAATTTCTGGAAGGACACATGGCCGAATCTTGAAGAGTCGGCGGAGGGGAAATCCATCCCGTATTATTGGGGCGTGTACGACGCGGCGCAGGCCCCGATTGTCACCTGCATCAATACGGCCAGTTTGACGACTACACAGGGCGGCGTGATTTGCATAGCCGGGACGATTATCGATCCCGGAAACATCACCGTCACGGTTACAGCGGACAAAATGGACGGCAGCCCGATAAGCCTCTCAGTCATGGTATATGCGGGGATGAACGCATTTCTGATCGCGGAGCATATAAAAGCCGCGCTGGAAGCGGATGCAACCATAAACGCATTTTTCACAATCGGCGATCCTCTCTCAGTCAGACCGACAGACGCGGATTCCCGGAACGGCGCTGACGCATATCTTTCTATGCACGTCAGCACGCCAGCGGATTATGATGCGACGATGAACGTCTCCGTAGTCAACGATACATCTGTCGGGCTGGATGACGCCCCGGATTGGTATGACCCGATTAAATTACAGTTCAAAATCTGCGACTGCACCTACCACGCGATCAAGGACATCACTCAGGTTTATATCGATCACGGAACCGGCGCGGGGTGGCAAACCATCGACCATATAGACGAGGACTTGGCCAATGGCACCTTTGTCATTATACCGACCGCTTTCGTTCTCGGAACCAGCCGCGTCAAAGTGGCCTTTGAGGGCTACCATTCGGGCGGAACATTGATCGAAGGCGCTCCGGAGATCGTGGAGGACATACTACTCAATCAATGCGGGTATGCCGCAGGCGACCTCAATGCCGCATCCTTCACGGCAAGCAAGGCGTCCAGCCTGGTCAAGCTCAACGTCGGAATTGAAGCAGACACCGTGGCAATGACGATCATTGAGAAGATATGCCAGTCCGACCTGGCCTTTTTTGACGAGGATGGAGACGGGGCATTACGATACCGCACATGGGAGCCGTCGGCCACCACCGCAACGGACGTGATCGCAAAAGAGGATATTATTTCCGACCCGGAAATCAAAGAGGACACCTCGCACCTCTACTACAAGACGCGGGTGGGCTATTCCCATTTATACAGCAAGGGGGAGTATCTCTATACCGAGAAATACAACGATAAAAGCCGTTATAAATACGGGCGGGATGACCGCCTGACTTTGGAAACCTACATCCGGGAGCTGGGGCAAGCGCAACTGATTGCCGACCGGATCAACTGGATCACGCGCACGCCGTCGCCGATTGTGTCGCTGACGCTCAAGGCCGGACTGATAGACCTGACGCTTGGCGACCTGTTCAAGCTGACTTTGGATCGCGCCCCGTACGCCACGGCGGGCGGGTACAGCGAGCGGGTATTTGAGATCATCGGCAAGGACGTTTCCTGTTTCCCGGTGGCGGTGAAGCTGACGGCGCGTGACCTGATGGACTACGGAAACGACGTTGGCTTTTGGATGGACGCCACGGCCCCGGACTGGGCAACGGCAACTCCTGCGGAACGGGGAGACTCCGGCTACTGGTGCGATGCGAGCGGATATTGCGACAGCTCCGATGCGACATCGCGTTATAAATCATTATGGTGGTGAATCATGTCTAAACTGATACCAATCAACAGCGTGGGGCTAAAGGGCGAGACGATCCGGGAGGAGCTTTATATCAACGCGGGCGGCTCCGAGAAAACTATCCTGATCTTCGAGAGCGGCCGGGTGCTGGTCATGCCGGTTTACAAAGAATGCCCGGTACAGGCGGGGACCATAGACGACCTGCGTGGCGACTTCGACACGTTCATCCATAATCTTGAAGCGGAGAAGGCGCAGACAATAGAGGAAATCGACAAGACGATTGAGCTTATGAAAGGGCTGTAAGGAAAAGACATGGATGCCGCACCTCAACTTATAAGCGAAACAGAACGCGAAAGGCGAAGAAAAATCGGCCTTGCAACGAGGGGGCGCGTTGTCACGTGGGGCGACAAAATTAGCAAAGCAAAAATGGGGAAAAGTCCGTCCGTGCCCGTCTCGCAGGATGCGCGCAAGAATTTATCTCTCGCGTTACTTGGAAAGCCAAAAAGTGAAGAACACAGAAAGAAGATCGGCGAGGGCAGAAAGGGCATGGTCTTTTCGGATCAGCATAAAGCAAATATCAGTAAGGGGAAAATGGGCAGCGTCCCCTGGAACAAGGGAAAGCCGGGACTTCAAGTGTGCTGGAACAAGGGCGGGACACTTCCGGCAGAGACAAGAAAGAAAATCAGCGAGACATTGACGGGCAGGGTTGGCACAAATAAAGGCAAAAAATTCAGCCAGGAGTGGTGTCGAAAGATAGGTGCGGCAAAGGCCGGGCAAAGTCTTACCGAAGAACATAAAAAGAAAATAGGGGATGCAATAAGAGGAGAAAAGAACGGATTCTATGGGAAAAAACACCGCCCGGAAACTCTCGCCATAATGAGCGAATTAAAGCGCGGAGATAAATCCCCATCATGGAATGGCGGTTCTTCTTTTCTACCCTACTCACCGGAGTTCGGGAAGAGGATCAAAAAGTATATCAAGATGCGTGACGGATATGCTTGTCAGATATGCGGGAAAGGTAACCGACTAAGTGTTCATCATATCGATTATGACAAACTCAATACCGATGAACACAATCTGATTTCATTGTGCCAAAGTTGCCACGGGAAAACAATTTATAACAGAGATTCCTGGAAGATATTTTTCAAGGGAATGATTGAAAAATGGAGGTATATCAATGAGTTGGACAGTCTCTAACCCTGTGTCTGTGGGACTCGCCACGAAAAAAGCGCACTACGACGCGCTATGGGACAACTGCGACTTTTTCAAAATCCAGCACGGTACGGACGGCACGCATGGCGCTGTGACGGCAACGTCGCTTGCATCATCGTCTATTACGCCAAGTAACCTAACGGCCTCCCTGCCCGTGTCGTCTGACGGCGCAAAAAAACTTGTGTCGAGCACTATAACCGGGACGGGCAAGGTTGTGATGGATACCTCGCCGACGCTCGTCACGCCTACCATTGGTGCGGCATCCGGTACGTCCCTGACACTCTCCGGCCTAACGGCCTCCCTCCCTGTATTCACGGATGGCTCTAAAGAACTTGTCAGCAAGTCCGTAGCGGATACGCTGACGGCGCTGGGGGTGGGGGCGTGGACGGATTATAGTGATATATCAACGATTGTGGGATGGGATTCATTTTCATATAAATACATCCAATATAAGAAAATATTTAACATAGTATTTGTTCATTTTTCGATTGCTGGCGTAAGTGATTCCACGACGACAACATTTACCCTTCCGGATTCCGCTGCTGGCATTACATTCGGACATGCTTTTCTATCTGGTTACGATAATGGTTCCGCATTAACTGCCGCCGGGAAAATATCGATGTCCGGGACAACAGTTACCTGTTATAAAGATTGCGCTACCGCTTTATTTACAGGTTCGGGAACCAAAGTCGTGCGTGGTCAGTTCTTTTATGTATGCGCATAGGAGGTATTTATGAACTACATCATGACGCAAGAATTAGGGCAAAAGGTTTTGAACTATCTCGCGGAGCGGCCATACGGAGAGGTATTCGCGCTTATCGCAGAGTTTCAGGCGATGAAGCCGGAAGAAAAGCCGGAAGTCGTAGCGGCTGAAACTTGAAGGGGAATAAATAGGAGGCCAAATGACCCAGATAAAATGTCCAACTTGTGATGGGAGGGGATGGATCGACCAGCTTGATGCAGATGCTCTGGATTACCTCAGGCGCTATCCCGACGTAGCGAACAGCTCCTTTCGCACCAACCCACGGGCGCATTATGACCAGTACGGCAGGGATGAGGGGCGGACTTGGGGGACCAGCCTGGACGCCGATGCGCTTGACTACCTGAGACGTTACCCCGATGTCGCTGCCAGTTCGTATGCGACAAATCCCCGCGAGCACTATGACAAGTATGGCAAGGCCGAGGGCAGGACGTGGGGGAGTACGCCTGTTCCTCCTATACCGCAGCCTCCTGGTCCTCCTGCAAGCGGAGAAATCAAGGACTTCGTGGCTCTCCACGAATGCAACAACCCGACATCTTGTTATTTCGGCATCCAATGGCCTCTCATTGGAACCTACGGAATGCAGGGGGATCGAACATCGGAGGTCTATCAATATCCGCATAATCTCGTCCGGCAATACACAGCGGAAAGCGTGATTGCGATCCTCGATGGGATCCATGTTCTTGAGCGCGGCGGGGATGCGGATCGGGGGCAAATCCTCTATAACGGAAACCTCGTCTACCAAGCCGACGACTGGTCGCTCTGTCTGATGATTCATAAGCACAGCGACGGATATTACTATGTAACCGGGAAGGACTACAACGATTCTTCCGCACCTGGGGGATGGGTGCGGAGCAGGGACAAAGTGCATTGGGAGCGATGGGGCAACGCCCAGGGTGCGGACATGGTGCTGGGGATGTGCTCTGACGGCAACGATCTGATTACGTTTGGGACGAGTAACGGCACGGACTGGGGCGGCAACAACTGCTATCCGGTAGCCTATCGCAATCGGCAACGGGTAGCCGCGTGGACGGACAGGACCAATGACGGATCGTGGGCGGCGTGCTCGTTCAAGGGGCGGGTGTATGGAGGCCTGACGGGACATTCCGGAGTTGTGCGACTGGGAGACAACAAGGTCGTTCTGAGCCGCCCGACTCACAATGCCTGCCACGACATTATAGTGGACAAGCAGACAGAGACCATGCTGGCATTGTTCTGCAAGGACGCAGCGTCCGGCGCGGAGGTTTGGGCGACAAGCGACGGCGACAACTGGCGGCAGATCAACGGCGCGTGGTCCTGTCCCGGCCTGTTCTGGGCGGATCAAGCGGCGGATGGGACGATCTATCTGGCCGGAGGAAGGTTTAGTCAAGGCGGTGACGGGTACGGGCGCATCTACAAGAGCATAAGGGGGTAATATGAGTTTAGCAAAGATACTGAAGATATTGCAGATCGTGTTGGCAAGCGGCCTGATTTCGGGAGTGGACATTGAGAAGATCAAGGCCATAATCGAAATCATAACCCTCATCATGGAGGATGAGCCTGGGGTGGCGAAATGACAGACCTAAGGGCCAAGTACGGCGACCAGATGAAAACCCTCGAAGATGTCAAGCGGCTTTCTCAAAGCGATTGCCCCATGATCTGTCTCAGTAACGGCTACATGAGCGCATTCGGATTCCTGATTTCTAAGGTAACGAAAGGGTTCTGGGCGCACTCCATGTGGCTCATTAACCCTACTACGTTTGCCAGTCAATGGTGGTGGTTCAATCTGTTTCAAGTGGATGACTTCTGCTATCACTCGTTAAAGTTTTGGTACAACCCGCACTGGACAACGGACGAGAAAGATATCCTACAGAAAGCCATCGGAACAAGACTGAATCTTGGGAAGTGGAAAACCCGATACGATGTCTGGGGAGTGGTTGGCGAATTACTGGGATGGAAGTGGCTCAACTCTAAGAAATATGATTTCTGTTCGGAGACGATAAAGTTTCTTGGGGAAGTTGATCCTGATTATAAGGAATGGTTGAAAACTGATCCTCATCCGACACCAGCAGAGATTGATGTCTATTTGAAGGGAAATCCAAAATACAAGGTTTGGGGCAGAGTCCAACCTTGTTAGGAGGAAACGGATGAATGGAACAGATACTTCTAAACATATTAAGCATATCAACTTTGATCGGTATTATAGGGTATCTGATCCATTCGGTATTTACTGGATACAAGGAGTTCAAGAGGGATGCCTATCGAAAGCTGGACGAGTTAGACGACGAGAAGCTGAGCAAGAGGGAGTGCAATGAATACCGGATCTATGAACGAAGAGAAGCTGACCACCGCCGAGCGGACTCGAACGATGGCCCAGAGAGACGTAAACGGGACTCGTAAGAAAGTGTTCTGGATGATCGTCTTGATGTGTGTAGTCCTGTCCGGTTTCTGGGTTGAAAGGCTTTACTGGGCCTACTGGCCGTTCGAGCCGCTAAAGGTCTATGGGATCAAGATAATGAACCCGGGGGGAATTGTCTGCGCGGGTACTAATCTCATATATGAGATGGATGTCGAGAAGCACTTGGATGTCCCGGCGAGAGTGAAAAGGCAGTTGATCAATTCCTATATCATAGATTTCCCGATCCTTGAACCGCCTGACAAACCGCTTGGACGGCAGAAGGTGGTGACTACACTGAACGTCCCTGCGTTTGCCGACGAGGGGCATTACTACCTCAGGTGGGCAACGGAATACATATTAGGCCCTGAGAAAAGAGTCGTGACGGTTCGTGCGGAAAGTAAGCCATTTCTGGTAAGGAAGTGCAAGTGAAGCTCTCCGAGAAGCAGGCAATATTTACCGTGAACGTGGCGCGGCTAATCCTCTGGGCAAATGAGCAGGGGTATCGGCTCACCTTCGGGGAAGCATACAGGCCAAAGGAGATGGCCGAGATATACGCCGCAAAGGGGATAGGCATCAAGGACAGCCAACATTGCAAGCGGCTGGCGGTGGATTTCAATCTGTTCTGTGGCGGTCAGTATATGCAGGACTCTGAGTCTTACGCACGGTTGGGCGTGGCGTGGGAGGCACTTGACCCGGCGAACCGATGGGGGGGGAGATTTGGAGACGGGAATCACATGGAGATGAAAGGATAATGTGTCCCATTGTGTCCCATTTGCCAAAAATAAAGGGCTGGAAATCGTATCCAACCCCTTGTTTTCTATAAATAACCAAAAATAACTAAAAATAAACCTTGACAAGCTAACAATAAATCCTTATCCTGCCTCAAAATCAATGAGGATAAGGCCATGAAGCAATTCCAATTCAAAAAAATCAAAGAATTTCGAGAAGCGGCAGGGCTGACCCAGCATCAGCTTGCCGAAAAGGTCGGCGTCGTTTTTCAACAGATTTCAGCCTGGGAAAACAGCGACGGCGACAAGAGTCTGACGACTGGGTATCTGGCCAAAATTGCAGATGCACTGGGGAAAAACACGGATGATTTTTTTGCCGAGGAGAACCGGACATGAGTGAAAAGGGAAGGGGGGATGCAAAGGCAATCAGGGTATGCCTCACCTTGCGAAAGCAGAACGGCAGCGGACAGGTAGTTATATGGGGTGGCCGGGACTAACTGGCCAACAGGTAACTCCCGGCCACAACTTAAGGAAGGAGGGCACCATGGATGAATGTCAATTACAAGCTCTCTTGCAAGAAGTGAAGGAGCGGATTCTTGCCCTTGAGGCGCGAGTCAATGCCCTTGAAGCATGGCGCGATGATGATGAAACCTATCAAATGGAACAAAACGAACGGCGATAAGGATTTTCGTCCATGAAATTCAAAACGCTAAAACAGGCACAACAATTCGCCCGGATGGAAACAAACCGGACTCACCGGAAACATGAAGCACGACCGGCGCGATGGCAAGATGTGAACTCTGAATGGCATGATTGTTTTACAGTGATCCTTTGCACTGATAGGGGAGGGCATCATGATTGAACTGGCTGGTTGCATGATCGTCGTAGCGGTATTTGTCCTTGGTGTCTGCTTCTTCCACGGCGTCGGCGTCTGCATCATGCGCCTGTGGAATCAGCGGACAGGGAAGCGGGAACTTCATCTCGTAAGGAGGGGAAGATGAAAATTGCGTGCTTATTGTGTGGGCAGTCCTTTTTAAGAATTACCAATTCCCATTTACGCAAGCGGCACGATCTTGCTCCCGAGAAATATATGGAGATGTTCGATATTCCATCTTTGCTACCCACGGGACAGTTGCATTTATGCGCGTGTGGCTGTGGAGGAGCAGTCCAGCCCAGTAAAAAATACCTACCACACCATCATAAAATTTCGCCTCCCAAACATGAATGTCTCTGCGGATGCGGCAAGATGGTAAGGGCGAACAAATCATACGTCCACGGCCACCAGATTCGTGTCAATAATCCGGCATATAAGGATGGCCGGTATGCCAAGCTGGAGGTATGGCGGCGTGCGGTTCTGGTGAGAGACAATTATACCTGCCAAAAGTGTTTCGGGAGAAAAGGATTTACAAGATTATGCCCTCACCACATAAAACCAAAGAAAGAATTTCCGGAATTTATTTATGACGTAGACAATGGGATAACCCTCTGTAGCTCGTGTCATACCTCACTGCATAGTTCCGGAGTAAACAGTCCCTTCTACGGGGTACACAGATTTGGGGCCGATAACCCTATGTATGGGAAGCGGCGTTCACCGCGTTCCGTTCCCGATGATGTGTCAGCTTGCATACACCAAGGAGGACGAAATGTTTAAGTTATCAGACGCCTATCTTTGCCCGGATTGTAACACGGTCTTTGAACCTGACAGATCAATCATGATTCACGTCAAAAATCCGGTCTGCCCCGGCTGCGGAAACCGATTCAACTTGAGCATCGGGCGAATTATGAATCGCCGGGAGCCGTCTTCGGTCCCTATCGTGGATGCGCGGGGATTCTTTCTGCAGGAGGCGGTATGATAACTCGATACAGGCCGGACACGGATGAAGAATGCCGCTCCTTTGAAATGATCGAGGACAAGGAAGGCGACTACGTTGCGTATGAGGATTACGAGGACGAGCTTGCCGATCTGAAGGCCGAAAACGAAAGGCTGAAAAGGGAGGCGGTATGAGTCCCTTTTACTGCGGCCTTCTGGCAGGTCTTTTCATCGGCGCACTTGTCGGCTTTATCACAGCGGCGCTGCTGGCGATGGCGGGGAGGGAGAGATGAGAGTGTTAGTCGCCTGCGAATTTTCGGGAATCGTGCGTGAGGCGTTCAGGGCCAAGGGACATGACGCATGGTCTTGCGATTTATTGCCTACTGAAATCCCTGGCAACCATTTTCAAGGCGACGTTTTGAGAATCCTCAATGACGGATGGGATTTGATGATAGCACACCCACCATGCACCTATTTATGCGTCCCTGGCGCTCATTATCTGCATACCCGTCCCGGACGATGGGGCCAGATGCTGGCTGCAAAACGCTTTTTCGCGGCCCTGATGAACGCCGCTTGTATTCCTAAAATAGTTATCGAGAATCCTTTACCTCATAAATACGCGGAACTTCCGAAGTATAGCCAAATAATTCATCCGTGGCAATTTGGGCATGAGTGTTCAAAGAGAACGTGCTTATGGTTAAAGAATGTTCCGTTATTGGTGCCGACAGATATCAAGAAAAACCACGGGGAATTTTATACACGGACGCAACGCCAAATAGAATCAGGGCGAGGAAGAACGTCTAACTCAAAATGGTACGCCACACACAATCAAAAAGAACGATCCCGGACGTTTCCCGGCATAGCCAACGCAATGGCAGAGCAATGGCAATGAACCACTTTGACGCCCTACTTTGGGCGGTAGACAGAATCATTGAGGCGAGTATGAAAGTGGAACTTGAACCCGGAGTATGGCTTGCGGAAGGGGAAGGAGATCCGGCTCGGACGCTTGACGAAAATAAGGCAAAGGACTTTTCCTACATGAAGGATGTTCGCAAATCACTCACGGCAGCGAGGAAGTATAGGCCATTTCATGCAGCAGTAATCATTATGGATTAGATCATGGAGGCGAGCGATGACCATAGATGCACGGATAGCGAAAGGGATAATTGCGGCAATGATGCGCTGGTATCCCTACCTGATGAAAGAAGCGGTGATTCCGGAGGGGAAACATCTCCACAAGAACCCCGAGAAGCGGGCGTTGAAGGGCAAGTATCCAAAGAAAGGAGAATGACATGAACGATGGGAAGGCAGTCGCGGTTAAGGAGGATGCTCAGATCAGCGTGGCGGACATTAAGAAGTTTATCGCGCCATCGGCCACGGAAAAGGAACTGTTCATGTTCATGGGGATTGCGAAGTCATACGGGCTTAATCCGTTGAAACGGGAGATCCACTTCGTCAAATACGGCAACTCCCCGGCCTCGATCATCGTCGGATATGAGGCATACATTAAACGAGCGGAGCGCACCGGCCTACTGGACGGCTGGAAGGTCTGGATTGAGAACGTCGGCAAGGTCGATGAACGGGCCGTGATTGAAATCAAGCGCAAGGACTTTGGGGAGCCTATCAAGTGGGAAGTCTACCGGACGGAGTTCGATAAGGGACAGGCGAACTGGAAAACCATGCCCCTATTTATGCTCCGCAAGGTGGCAATCGCTCAGGGATTTCGGCTGGCATTCAGTCAAGATATCGGCGGAATGCCCTACATCCCAGAAGAAATGCCACAGGACAAGGGCGGGGGGACGAGCGAGGCATTGCCGAGTTCCCCCGTTGCCGAAGCGGAGGACGTTCCCGACCCTCTGCCTTCCGCTAAGACGATGGACAACTACGTCTATCCGGCGCATTGCGATTGCGGTTGGATGGGATTCAGTGACGATTGCTCTTATCACAAATGCCCACATTGCGGTGCAACGGTGATTAAGGACAAGGACCCGCTGACCATTTCCGAGCCGCAGCAGAAACGATTATTCGCCAGAGCAAAGGCCGCTGGCTGGCCGAATGCAGAACTGAAATCATATCTGCAAGAGGTTCACGGAATCAGTTCCACGAAAGAGATTCCAACGGGCCTGTATGACCAAATCGTTGAGTGGGTCGATGCACATACGGGGTACACACCGAAGGAGGCGGCAGCATGATAGGCGAAAAGACCATCCAGAAGACCTGCATCATCTGCCAAAAGGAATTCAGCCCCTACGTCCGGCATTGCCACGGCCTGCAATACAGCAAGACCAAGACCACCTGCT